AGGTTAAGCTTTTAAAAAAATTAACTTTTTTTCCTAAGGCTAGTGCGCTCTAAATTTTGCAAAAAGCATTCAGTGTCGCATCTAGAATTAAACCCCTGTTACAAGTGTCCGTCTATTATTCAATAAATTAAAAAATAGAAAATTTGCTCGTGGTATAATAGTAAATAAAAAAATAAAAGGAGCAATTATGGAATGGAAACATCCAAGTTATTACGCAGAGCTTAGAAGGCTCCGTAAGATCGAAGAAGAGAAGGAGTCGGAGAACAGTGAGGACAAGGACTCTTCTCAAGAATCTCAAGATTCTCAATCTGAAAAATAATTTTAGTGCCCTTGCATTCTTTGCAGGGGCTACTATTCTTTAGCTTCTCCCCAGGATCGTCCGAGTGCAATATCAACTTTGGAAGGAACTTTGAAATGTCCGATGGCATTTTCCATTATCTCCTTAACTTTTTTTATATCTTCTTCCTTATCTATAGAAAAACATAATTCATCATGGATTTGAAGTAAAGGTTTATAACCAGCTTTGTAACACTCAATCATAGCTTGTTTAGTTTGATCTGCTGCTGAACCTTGAATTAATCTATTTAAAGCTTTGTAAGTAAAGGCTCTACGGATATTATTGCCATATACGGCTTTAGCCTCCTCATATTGCATTACTTTATTCATTCCGAAGGTAGAGGGCTCCCACATGTCAAATCGGCATTTACGACCCCTTATTGTCCGAATAAAGCCATATTTTGAAGCCGAGTTAGATACTTCTGTAGCTAATTGTTTAACAAATGGCACTCTTTCACCATATTTAATTAATAATTGTTCGGCCCTATCTTTTGAAATGCCTAGTTCTTTTGCTAATTTAGCCTTTCCCATACCATAAAATAGTCCCAAATTAATTGTTTTTGCCTGATTTCTGGTAATTTGTGCCATATCTGCAACTATTTGATGAAAATCAGCAGATTCATTTTTATAAGCTTCAATAAATTCTTTACTTCCTGAAAATTCATTATTGGTTGATGCAGCATAATGAGCAACAATTCTTGGCTCTTGTTGTGAATAATCAAAACTACCCCATTGTCTGCCTTCCTCTGGTAAAAATAAACTTCTAATTTTATTACCATATTCTTTGTTACGTGCAGGAATTTGTTGTAAATTGGGGTTAGAATAGGACAGTCTTCCTGACACAGTTCCTCCTTGATCAGATCTTAGTTGATTTATTTCTGAATGTATTCTACCCTTATGAACATATCTTTGAATGGAGTCTATAAATGTTGAATGGAATTTATTTATTTCTCTTGCTTGTCTTATTAGTTGCGCTATCGGGTTATCACAATTTACTAACCAGTTTTGGGTAAAGCTAGGTTCCCCGGTTTTCGGTGTCCGTGGGTAATCAACACCTATTCTATCAAACACTTGCGCTACTGATCGAGCTGCCCAAATATCTATATCAAGTGTGGTCTGAGATTTTATACTAGATAAAACCTCAGACTCTTTTTGTTTAAATTCTTTTTTTAACTTAGCAGCCTGTGCTTCGTCAACTCTTATTCCTTTCCTTCTTGTCTCAATTAATATAGGTAACAGCTCCATTTCCATTTCCCACACATCATGCAAACTTTGTTTAGATATCTCAGATTTAAATCTTTCCCACAAACGTAAAGTCAAACCTGCATCTTGTTCAGCATAAAAGCCAACATAACCTGCAGGTAACCTCCAAAGATCTGCTTTAGGATCTATACCCCACTCCTTTGCTTTTTCATTTAAAAATGTTTCGTTTTTTATTTCACCTAAATAATCTTTAGCACATGCATTTAAACTAAAACTAAATCTGTTTTCATTAATCAAAGCTGCAGCGATCATAGTATCAACTATTTGTCCACGTATCTCAAAACCATTTACTAATAACCAACCTACGTCATAACTTGCATTATGAAATATTTTTGTTGCAGGTAATTTTAAAACATCTTGCATCCAGGCCGTTGTAATAGATAAATCCATATTACCCCCTGCATCATGTTGAATAGGAAAATACCACTGTTGGCCAAGAGCTGCTACTGCAAAACCTACAATACCTCCATCAAACGTTGCCCAACCAGATCCTTTAGTTTTTAAGTTTGGATCTTTTGTTTCTAAGTCAATCGCTATTTCTTTTGCTTGTCTTAAATCAGGATATTCTGCTGGAGCTATCCAATCACTGTCATTATATACAAAATTTAATTGATGAGTCATTGTTTCTTGTTACTAAAATTAGTATCCTCTATAACTTTCATTGTTTTAATTGGTAATCCCAAATGAAAAATATAACATTCAGCACAATAGTAATCATATTTGTGTATTACTACTGCTTGAACTTGGTTGCATTTTTCACAGTAAATAATTTCTTTATTTTTTTGTACCATGACACATCTCTCCCATTTTTAAGACACCATTGATAATGATGATTTAATATTATTGAAAGTCTTATTTTATTCTCAGCTGTCATCTTTCAAATGTTGTATTTCTAAATCACAATAGTGTTTTATTTTATTTAAATCTTCTATTGATTTACCCTTAGTCAAATATCTACAAACATATTTTATAACATTTGCTTGAAAAGGATTAAGGTTATTTTTTCGTATAAAAGTCCAAGGTTGAATAAAAAAATTTTTATAATGAGATCCCCCAACTTGTTTACCATCAGGAAATGTTTCATCAAACATATTTTTATCTGCCATAATTTGCCTCGTATTGTTTGTAATACTTTCCTAACGGAAAGTTGTATTGATGATATGTGCCTAACAAATGTAGTGTTTGTTTAGATCTTGTTGCACCTGTGTACCAAACCCTAAGTTCTTTTACTTTTTCTGCTAAATTTTTTTTATCGAAGTGAGATGGAAAATTACATTTACTTGCCAACACAACATTATCAGCCTCACCACCTTTTACTTGGTGTATTGTATCAATAATAATTTTTGGTGGTTGTGTTAAATCTACACCTTCATTCATAAGTTTCTGAAAATATTGTTTATCTTTATCTTTAAACTTTCTTTTAAATACTTGATTCCATGTACCTTTTTCGTCTCGCATACCACACCTTAAATGTAATTCGTCAAATGTAAACACTTGATTTGGATGAGCAAAGCTCCACTTTTTACTATCCGATGACCGGTATCCGTGGTCTATATTTAATAAATATTCATACATGGTTACAGCTTCTTCTCTGTTTATGCTGCCCCCATTACATATTTTTTCCCAATATTGTATTGCATAAAACTGGTTTGGATCAAATGATTTATTATTTTTTTGATCTTGATAATAAAGACCAAGATTTTTTGCTTCTGTTTGTAATTCTTTTTTTACATCGTTTATTCTTGCAAGCACCATCCAACTACCGTCCATGTCCCAAGGTACTTTCTTCAAACCATTCCATCTATACACTGCACCCTCTTTATCATTAGAATAAAATTCTTTTGGCACTCTGTTATTACCCATGGAGTTTAATAAACATTTAGAAAAGAAATGTATATTTTTATTAAGTCTTACAGATTTTTTTAACACAAGTGATTTACCAGGAAAGGTTTGAAACAAAGTTACATCAGCACCATTCCATTCATATATTGCTTGGTCATCATCTCCCGCAATGTACACACGTTCTACACCTTCAGACATTTTAACTACCATGTCCCACTGCAAAGGTGTTAAATCCTGAGCTTCATCAACCATTAATACTTTGAAGGGCACAACTAATCCATCGTCTATAAACTTTTGTACCATATCTGTAAAATCTAACCTGTCTGGTGTCCGTTGTCCGTTTTCCAACTCCATTGTTTTAAATTCTTCGTATCCATTAATGATAGATTTAAATTGTTGTAACCGTACAGACTTTCTAGATTGTTGTTTGTATAACCACACAGGATCAACTTTCATGTTTCTTGCCCTGTCATATATTTGTAGAGACCAATTGTTATATACTTTTTGATCATCATGGCCTTCTTTGTAATTAATTTTTATTGTTCCATATTGTGTATGAAACATCAGCATGTCCGCTTTTGGATCTAGTACAGGTATCTCTGCAAACTGTTGTCTTGCTAATGAATGAAGTGTTCTAAAATATTTAAATGCATCTTCATCGTAACCTTTAAATTTTTGTCTAACTCTAGTTACACATTCATTTACGGCTTTGTTTGTAAAAGATACGTAACATATCTCATCAGGAGAATAACCCTTTTTAAGATAACGTTTTACACGTTTTAAAAGGTTCTCAGTTTTTCCAGTGCCAGGTGGTCCAAAGATCTTAATTGTCTTCCCACGCAGCCTTTGCCTTAACGAATTTGACATCTTTATTTTTATGCTCACTTTGTTTTGGTAAAGTCACAACCCAATGTCTAGATTGAATTCCTTTGAATTTAGCTTTGGGTTTAGCTCCACCTTGTTCTAAAAATCTTGTACATTCTTTTTCATTCCAATTGTAACTCATTTTTTTCATAAAAGCTCTAAACGTCTCAAGTTTAAATCTCATTTCTGTTTCATCACGCCATATATTACCACTATCTATTTGGTCAAATTCTGTAGTATCTTCAACGTCTTCTAAAAATCTACCCATTCTAGAATTGAACACATCGCTACTTTCTTCTCCTGCATCAAAACCTTCCATGTCTTGTTTATTAACCATCAATTCTTCTAACCAATCTCGATATGGATCTGGATCTCTTTTAGTTGGTTTTAATGATCTCCATACAATATCAAAATTAAGAAGTTGTTCTCCAAGTAATTGTTGCTGGTATAGTTGTTTTGTTGAAAGTCTAATTGATTTACCTTGTATAGGTAAAATCCAATAAGGTTCAGGGTATGAATTTACTTTTATAAGTTTACCAACTTCAGGTAAAGCTTCGTTTGCACCAATACCCAGTTTACGTTTTACACATTCAGTTGATACACAGTGCATTCTAGCAATAGATGTTTTACATTTGTATGCATATTCTTTGTTCTCAATACCTTTAAATATATTTTGCAATTCTTTTGGATGTAGTTTTTCACTACAAACCTTTGTCATCATCTCTCTTGTCCACTCTTCGTACATGACAGGATCGGGATTTATTTTTTTTGCTAATACTGCAACGTTAAACATTGCATCATTTCTACCTTCTCCTTTTTG